AGGACTGGTTATCCTCCATTCAGCCAACAGATTGTTAGCTATGACGTACCGTAGGAGCTTGTTATGAACACAAGCCAGACAGGTAATCGGCTCTGTCATGCGAAGGTGATGGATGTGGCGAAGGCTGCGGCAGGCGAGCTGTACGAGAGCATGATGAGCAATGATGCCTTCTTTAAGGCTTGGAAGAACCAGAATCCAGGGGCGTCGCCCAAGGAGCTGGAAAGACGGTTCATTGAACGCAATTGGGGGCAATGCATTGAGTTTGCAAGGGCAACCCTCACAGTCATGCTGACTCGGGATGATGTGGCGGAGAGCATGAAGGATGAGATAATGGTGATACTGGAGCAGGATCAAACGCTGCGGAATAGAAGGGTGGGAAGCCCACCATTTCGTCGACATTAGGCGGGCTCGGTTGACACGTTACAGCTTTGAGAGTAGCATCCTCGAGCCGATAAATGGGGTGACGGCGCAATGGCAGGAAACGATCAGAATACTGGGCAAGACCCAGGCGAAGTGCAGGAGCTGGGGCAGCAGCCGACTGATTCCTCCCCCGGAAATGTGCCTGTTGAGATCCCTTCTGGCCCCCTGGAAGGTCCAGCTCCTGCATCCTCACAACCTTCGGAGGCTCCAAAAGAAGAGCAGTTAGCACCAAGGACAGATTGGCGAGATAGACGGATTGGAGAACTCACGCAGAGGACAAGGGAGCTGAGGGCAGAGATTGAAAGGCTAAGGCAAGCTACACAAAATGGGGCTGCGGAGCAGCCCAGGGGGCCGGACGGACGGTTTCAGCAACCTGCGGGGTATCAAGGGCCGCCAGATCAAGCACTTATAGATCAGCAGATACAACAGAGGGCTCAGATTCTGGCGGACACGCAGGAGTTTAATAGAAGGTGTAATGAGATTGCGGAGGCGGGGAGAAGGCAATACGCTGATTTCGATGGGCAGGTTGCGAGGTTGGTTGGGCTTGTTGATCCACAAGACCCTGTAGGAGTAGCAGCGTATAACGAATTCCTCAATGCCGCGATAGAGACGGGAGAGGCAGGGAAGCTTATTCATGCGTTGGGTGGGGATCTGGATGAAGCAAGCAGGATTTTGAGCTTGCCTCCGCGCCGCATGGCTGTGGAACTCACTCGAATGGCAGCGAGGCCGGTGCACGAGCTTAGTCAAGCTCCAAGACCAATTAATCCGGCGGCGACCTCTGCTCAGGCACAAAGGACAAGCGCGAGTCCTGATGATCCAGGCTCGGACACGATGAGTACGGCGGAGTGGATGAGACGCCGCCAGGAGCAAATAGACGGGCGGAATACAAGAAGGTAATACCCTCCCGCAAGGGTAATGCGGAGTTCGCTCCCCCATCGGCGCAAAGGTGGGTGTTCGCCCCCAGCGGCGTAAGGCTGGTGTTCACCTCCCGACGGTTGCAATGTCGGAAACCTGCAACCTTGTGATGGGAGATGAATCGTGGCTAACCAACTGCTTACTATTAATATGATTACGCGGGAGGCTGTTCGGCTGTGGAAGAACAGCAATGCATTTCTGCAGAACGTGGATATGCAGTACGACGACAGCTTTGCGGTGACGGGGGCCAAGATCGGCTCCTCCCTTCGAATCAGATTGCCTAACGACTTCACGGTTACGACGGGGCCAGCGCTCAATGTGCAGGACACCGCAGAACAAAGCACTACACTCGTTCTTGCGACACAAAAGCATGTGGACGTTGCCTTTAGCCTTGCTGATCGCACTATGTCTTTGGATGATTATAGCCGCCGTATTCTGGCTCCTATGGTCAATAATCTAGCGGGGCAGGTTGCGGTTGACTTGATCGGTGGTGGAGAAGGTGGGATTTGCAATATTACCGCCAATCTAGATTCCTCGTCAAATGTGATAGCACCAATTGCGAGTACGTACCTGCGAGCAGGCGCGACCCTTCGCAACAACTCGAGTCCAGTTGCGAATTGGAAAATTGTGAACTCTCCAGATACCGAGGCCTCTGTCGTGGCCAGCTTATCAGGGTTGTTGAATCCGGCACCAGAGATCAGTCGGCAGTATGTGACGGGGCGGATGTATGACGCGCTCGGGTTTATTTGGATGGCTGATCAAACAGTTATCACGCATACTAATGGAGCGCTAGCGCAAGGGAGCGCGACGGTAAATGGCGGTGGTCAAACCGGGCTTTCGCTCACTGTTAATGCTCTTGCTGCTGGTCTTAATCTGGGTGATATTATTACTATCGGTGGTGTACATGCCGTGAACCGGATCACGAAGCAGAGCTATGGGCGGCTTCGGACTTTTGCAGTGACTGCGAATGTGCCAACGGGTGCAACCAGCATTCCCATCTACCCAGCCATCATTCCGGCGCTGTCACCTGGGGTTCCGCAGCAGTATCAGACGGTGGATGTAAGCCCTAATAACACTGCTCCGGTTAACCCAGCGCTGGGCCTTGCAGCCTCGGCTCAGTATACCAAGAACTTTGCATATGCTCCGGAGGCAGTGACCCTTGCAACAGCTGACCTTGAAATGCCTCGGAACGTGCATGAAGCCGCCCGAGAGGAGTTCGATGGAGTGTCAATGCGGATGGTCACCGATTACTTCATCGGGACCGATCAGCTCATTACCCGCCTCGACGTACTGTATGGATACCTGTGGATTAGACCGGAGTGGGCGTGTGTGGTGGCTGACCAAGTTTATCAGTGATGTAAAGCATAACGAGTGATTGATCGGGTGGTTTGACCATCAAAGTATGGGTATGTGACGCAAGCATTCCAGACCGAACGAAGTGAGGGCTGGGCATGAATTGGAGACAGAGAATCATCGCTGACTGGCCGAATGATTTGCAGCGGCGTCATAAGGCTTTGGAAGCGTTGAGGGCGGTTGAAGAGGGGCTACTCCAGCTCGCCAGCATGGGGCATCCTCTTCATCTGGAGGAGGGGTATACCCCTCCTCCAAAGCCTGAGTGGCCGCAGGTGTGGTTCCACATCTTTCAAGGTGCCAAAGATTTCCACTGCCAAGCGGATGTGGATGAAGCTGGGCCTGATTGGTATCCGACAATGGAGGAGGCCAGACATGCTGCGGGAGTCACGAAACAAAATCAAAGAGGAGGAATTTTTACTCGAACGCTTCCAACGATACCAATCCAGAACACTCTTGAAGCAATTGCTGAAAGGGTTAAGGAAGAGGAGGCAGAGCGAGTTGCTGCAATTGCCAAAAGGCAGTTTATTGAGGAAGCCAGAGCAGAGTATGTAGCGAGGAATGGGGCTTGGGGAAACCTAGCGACAGAGAAGAGAAATGCCCGCGAAATCTAAAGTGCAGCAGGAGTTTATGGGAGCAGAGCTTGCAAGAAAGCGTGCAGGGAAAAGCACTCGTACGGGGATGACAGAACAGCAGCTTGAGGACTTTGCGAGCACGAAGCGCAAGGGACTCCCGGAGAGGAAAGGGAAGAAGAATGGCAAACGCTAGGAAGACTCGGTTCACCATCTATGATGTGATGGAAAGTCAAGGGGTTTTTGAGAACAACCCAGCTAATGCCTGTAGTCCAATGTACAAGGGCCCACAAGAATATCCTAAGATGTTTTATCATCCCGAAGGAAGGGAGAGGATCACACAAAGAGCAGAGATCATTTCGACCCCAATGGGGCCGGAGAGGGTTGGAGAGATAAGGGAATTGATAAGTAGAGGAGCTGCAGATGCGGATGAGGAAGCGGCGTTGAGGGAGTTGGGGTGGCATGACCATCCAGCCAAAGCCATTAAAGCTAGTGGTCGCGAAATGCCACCCGTCGTCCACATCAATCGGGAGGCTGATCTGGAAGAACAGATCAAGGAGTTGACCCGTCAGCTGACGGAGGCTCGTAGCGCACCGAGACCTGCTCCAAGCCCCGATGAGAAGTTCGAACCGAAGCCAAGGCTACCACCTGATGCACCTTCAAATTCCCTGGCAACCAAGGTAGCATAGGATGAGCTATCTCCAGCCTCAGAATACGACGATGGGAGACATTTGTCGTGCAAGCCTCAAGGAATGCGGGGCTGTTGGGGTTGGACAGACGCCGTTGGCTGAGGATGTTAATGATGCGTGGGCAAGGCTCCAATGGATGCTCATGCAGTGGGAAAGGAAAAGGTGGCTCTTATACCATCTGGTCAGTCTTTCGGTGCTTAGCACTGGCGCTCAGTATTACACTGTTGGCCCTGGTGGTGATTTTGATACTGGCCAGGGGAGTATGCGCCCAGGAAGACTCTCAAGCTGTTTCGTTAGGCAACAAGGCTCATATACTAATCCCGATAGTGTGTGGGATGCGAAACAGGCACAGGTGCCATTGGAGCCTGGTTACTCGACATGGGATGGGGGCCAGACTGTCTGGGATGATGGAGGAGTCCAATTCAACAACAACGCTATTGATTACTGGCTCGAGATCCTTGAGTCCAAGGAGGACTACAACCGGATCACCCTGAAGGGATTGAGGGCAGGGCCGGGTGAGGCTGCATTCCTTGATACAGATTGGCCGCAGGCTTTGCTCTACGTCTGGCCCATTCCCCAATCAGGTATTTACGAGATCCATGCATCCTTCTATATGCAGCTTCAGGTGCAGTTTCTCAACCCAGCTACCCAGCTTGAGGTGCCTTGGGAATATTACAATGCCATGATGCTAAATCTGGCGATTCGGCTTCGGCCGAAGTATAGGATGGGGACATATCCTGGGGACGCCTTGCCAGGGATGGCAAAGGACTCTCTTGCAGTGTTGAGGGCAGGTAATACACAGGTTGCCCGCTTGCGGATGCCTAATGCAATCAGACGCAGGGGGCAATACAACATCTTCTCAGACCGTCCGTATTAGGTCTGGCAAATCCGGTGGCTCGATTGGCGAGCGACTGAAAGGAGCGAGAAGGAGCGAGCAATGCAGGGGCCTGGTGGACCAAATCCAAGTGGCATTCCTGGCTTTAATTCCCAATATGGGATCACAGCTCATGCAGGTGGTGGGAATGCGAATGCAACTCAGCTGAATGGGTGGCTGAATACGATTACGGTGGTGGCGACAGCGGCGGATAGCGTGATGTTACCTCCGGGGTATGCAGGGATGGAAGTGACCGTGATTAATCACGGGGCTAATAGCTGTCAGGTGTTCGGGTTTATGAACACGGCGGCGGGCGATGTGGTAACAGATACCATTGCTCCGGCGAACAGCGCGACACAAGGGACTACTGGGGTTGCGTTGGCGAGTCTTGCTGCAGGGTACTTCTATTGTATGATTGGGCAGGGTGGACCTACGAACGGCCTGACACCGGCGCAGTGGCAGTTCAAGAGCATTGCATAGCCTCGTGATCGATCAATCAAAAGGAGAGCGCGATGGATGCCTCACAGCCTCCAAAGGTGTTTATGGATCTGGCTCCCTCGCTTGGGACACCGGGTTATAGACTGGTTGATGCGGGGGAGCTTTACACTCTGCACAGCAGCCTATTCGCCATTGTGAGTGGGCTTGCAGGGACAGGGACTACTCAAGCGACTGGAACAGTGCTGAAGGCTGGGACCAGTGTGTATACGCCGACTGCGGGTCAGACAGCTGTGGTGTTGCCACCAGGGCTGCCAGGGCAGGACATTACCGTGGTCAATCTGTCAGGGACGGTGGCTGGAGTTATCTTCGGGTCTGGTGGAGATCAGATTATTCCAATGGGCTCTGCGACACCGGCAGCGAGTTTGGCTCAGCCATTGGGGACGACGGCGTATCTGACTTGCATCTCCAAGAATATGGCGACGGGAGTGGCGACTTGGAAGGTGGTCTCCCTTGGTTGATTAAGAGGAGGATAAGTCCAGCCTAGGGAGGTGAGAGGACCAGTATGGAGAGCGAAGATGGCTAGGACTACGCAACCACCTCGCACACCACCTCCTCCAGTAACGGGGAGTATAGAGGCGACTGAGAGAGTTGATTCGTTAGGGCCTCCAGCTCCTTCTATTCCAAGGATGCCTGGAGTTGGAGGAGCGGCTCCGTCAGAATCAGCTGTTGTTACACCTTTTGCAGGGGTGGCTAAGACACTTTATTTGCTTAACACGACAGGGGTGAGTGCAGATTGGGGTGGGCGGATGCAGGATGGAGGGACTGCTCCAACTGCAGCTCTGTCTGCATTTGGATGGACTCCAGGGACTACAGCTCTTACAACACCATACTTCCAAGCGAGAATTGGGGCAACAGGGCCTGCGACTACTGCGGCAGCGGCATCGGGGTTGGCAGCCTCGACAGGGCCGATTGTGGGAACAGGGACAGCTGCTAATACAGCATCGAATTTCTTTAGAAGTCAAGGCTTGTATAGCGGAAATTTTGTTAGTGGGAACTGGACGTTTAATTTTAACATGAGGACGTCCAGTGCAACTTGTACGGGGCAGTTAAGGTTTAGGATTTGGGCAGGGAATGATGGGACAGGAGCTACTGTTACAAGAGAGTTGACAAGTGGAGTGCAGAGTGGCTCTATTATTGCTTTGAATGCAACGGGGACAACTTTTAACTCGACGGTGACATGGGCTGCACCAGCAATTACGCTTTATAGTGAATACCTGTTCTTGAGTGTAGAATGGCAAGAGACAACATTGGGAACAGGCGCTGGAGCTAATTGCTTCTTTTATGGAGCTACTATTGGAACAACAGTGTTTACAGAGTTGACTTATAGCGGCGCTGGACCAACTCAGATGCCGATTTATGTCTGGGATAGGTTGAATAATAATTTTTATGGATATGCAACCTTGGCCGATGTAGCAGGGTCTGGTGGGACTCTTTTACTTAGCAACTTCCCTCGATCAATACTTGAGATTGGGAATAATACAGCAACGCCGATACCAGTTGTAGTGCCTAATGGGCCTCCAGTGACGGTGCCTGCGAACGGGGTTGCGACAGTCTCTACACATCAGAATATAGCCACAGGGAGGTCGGTGGTGGGGAAGGTGACACCAGGTGGAAGTGCTTGGGGCTTCTCCTTCTAGCTTAACAAGATAAGGGAGGTTGAGATGACTGTTGTCTACTCTAATACACTGAAGGATACACGGATGACCGCAGTTATCACTGCGGTAGATGCAAGTACGGCTGGGAGTCTGGAGATTGCGACAGCAGCGTATGCAACGGTGCTTGTAGCTATCGCGTTGAGCCATCCGTCGTTTAGTGAGGCTAGCCAGGCAATTACAATGTTGGGTGTGCCAAAGAGTGGAACTGCTAGTGCAACTGGGACTGCGGCAGTTGCTAGGATCAAGGATGGTTCGGGGAATGTGATTGTTAATAGCTTGTCAGTTGGTACGTCAGGAAGCGATATAAACCTGAACTCGACTAGTATTACGAATGGGCAGACGGTTACAATCACTTCGGGCGTAATCACCCACGGGTAGTCTGGGATGACTATATCTCGTGTAGGTGCGGCAACAGGAGCTACGACTTGTACGGTCCCCGTTCATAGCATCGGGGATCTTATCCTCATTTTTGCGTTTAGGTCAGGGACAGCAACGGCTCCTACGCTACCAGCAGGGTATATAAATATTGATACAGGGACGACTACTTCGACTGCCTATAGGATAGGGTATAGGATTGCGACAGCGACTAATGATAGTTCAGGGACTTGGACTAATTCAACGACTCTTGTTTGTGTGGTGTATTCGAGTACAGCAGTGGCAGCTGGAGGGTATATTACCATTGGAGGTGGGCATACACCAGCAGTAGGGACAACAACAACTGTTACTTTCTCTACTACGCCTTTCTTTAATATTAATTCAACATCTTGGCTTATTGGGTTTGCAGGGAGTCGAAGTACGACCAATGCACTTAATACGAATGTGCCAACAGGGCTAACACTTGTAAGCGGCTCGGACTTGGTGAATACAGCGGAAGCTTGTGCTTACGACTCAAATGCAACGATAAATTCGTGGAGTTCAACGACTATAACATTAGCGACTGGGACGGGTTGGGCTACCTCGATGGTTGAGGTTATTGAGGTTGCTCCGGTTGCGTTGCCAAGTAATATAGTACAGATGGCTACTTGGCCTGCAACCTCTAATGCAGTTGCGACTGAGAGGGCTACTAATCCTAGTTTTCCCTTACCAGCAACTACTGGTAGGAATAATAGTGTGTTGCTGGTGCTGATATACCAATCAGGAGCAACAATCTCTTCGATCACGGATGATGGAAGTAATACTTGGAGTGCAACTCCAAATGTGTCGCGAGTTGGAGCCAATGTTACTCTTAGTCTGTTTGAGATTGATAATGCAAACCCTATGAGGGTTGCTACAGTTGTCTTCACTGCGGGGCAGCAGCCGATTACGGCGTATTTAATTGAGGTTTATGGAGTTACTGGATATAATAATGGTGCGGGGAACACTACTGCGTCGGGAGCAGCTGCTCCTAGGATTTTAAGTTCTGGAGCATTTATACCCACTAATAATAATGCTAATGGAGGGACGCTGATATTCAGCTTCTTCACTAATGATGCTCCAAGTGGAGGTGCAATAGTATCTAGGTGGGATAAGAGTAATGGGTCTACCCTGCTGGAGGCTGATAGCGCTGATGTTACTTCACAAGGGTTGTTTAAGGCTGCGCAGGTGTTTTTGCAGACAACAGCGGCGTCTATAACACCACAGATACAGGCAAACCATACAGGGACGCTGGATGCTTATGTGGGGTTAGGGTTTGCACTTAATCTTGGATCACAAGGGACAGCTCCTAATGCATTCCGGATTGTTAGGATGTTGGCGTCAGCGAACTCAAATTCTATTATTTCACCGCTACAGCTGCCGATGGCAGGGAACTGTGGAGGGCTTTTTAGTTTTGGAACTTTATCTACCGGGGTGGATAATGAGGGAACATCTTGGACAGTGAATACCGGAGCAGGGGATAACCCTGTAGTTACTACGCAGAATAGAAGTGCTAATGATGTAAGGACTCTTACACTGACTGGCACTAATACATCATCTGGATGGTATTGGTTTGACATTATTGGAGCGGATACAACGGCGTGGCATGATTTCACTGCAACAGGAGCGACAGGTATTACTAATGGTGCTACGTCTGTAAGCGGGATACCGAATATCACCCCGACTGTGGCAGGGATGACGATAAACTACACGACTAATGGACTTGGGCCCACTCCTGGAGTTACAGCTCCAACAGGGGCTGATTACTTGTTTCCAACTTTCTCGACCCTAACTGATGGAGGAAGGTTGGCATTGGGGAACGGTCTGGGAGTTTATTATCATGGTTCGAGTCTTGCTGCACAATCATGGACTTGGAATCTTGCTAATGCAAATGTTTCATCAGGGACTTATAATAGTGGAACTGGGACAGTAACTATTGTTTTGGCATCTTTCTTTGGTGCGTTTACAGGAGTTGATATATTTATAACATTGACAGGGACGGGTTCAGTAGCCACTATTAGTGGTCACTTTGTTGTCGCAACCGATGGAGGGGATGGTCTGCACTTCACTTATACCGGTACTACCGGATTGACACTGACGATAACTGGGGGCAATGTTACACAGTATAATGACTTGGTTAATGGTACTGCTATGACAGTCAAGACGTCTGTGACGTCTGATAGCGGGACACTGACAGCAACTGATCCTACCGATACAGCAGCGTTTGTAGCTCTGTTGGGGGTTACTGGGACACTCTCCCAGACTGATCCGACAGATACGGGGATATTCACTGGCGGGATTGTTGGGACAGGGACGCTGAGTGCAACAGACTCGGCTGATACAGCAGCGTTTGCAGGGAATGTTACTTGGAATGCTACGTTAGCGGCAACGGACCCAACAGACACTGCAATATTTAATGGGTTGACTGCGGTATTGGGAACGCTGAATACGACTGACCAAACGGATACGGCGAACTTCACTGGGCAGGGAGTGTCCCCAACGGGGACACTGGCAGCAACTGAGCCGACTGACACCATTGACTTTGAAGCGCAATTGGTAAGTAGTGGGGTGTTGAACGCTACAGAGGTGGCTGATCCAGCGTCGATGGCAGGAACAGTGACTGCAGGGCCTGATTCGGGGACGTTTGCGACAACGGAGAATATAGATACAGGTCTAATCACTGGTAGTGTTATATCACAGGGGACTATGAATACGATGGAGAATGCTGATGGGGCAGCATTTTCTGGGTATGCTGGAGATGCGACAGGGACATTGAATGCAACAGAACCAACAGATACAGCGGCGTTTGGTAATGCTCAGGTTACGCCTGTTGTGTTTCCAACCCCTATTCCAGTTGGGCAAAGACCTATCTCGATTGTTAATAGACTGACAGATCAGGCGTTTGGGTATACATCGAGTAATGATCTGGCTGGTGGTGGAATTTTTAGCTTTAACACATGGCCCCCTTCCATTTATGAGGTTAGAAACTTTAGTGGGAGTTCATTCTCCATATTGCTTGGAGTTGTTAGTTATAGAGTAGGGGATGGAAGTATCTGGACCTTCGATACAAGTTTAGAGACTAGTGGATACCAAGTGACTCAAGGATCAGAGATTCTGCCTTAAAGGGGAACGAATATGGCTGTTGTAGTTGGGACTCTCTACCCTGTCCTTCGAACTCCAGCTCTAGGTGGCACAGTATTCTCTGACTTCATAACTGCTGCGACATGGGTGGATGTAGTGGCACTCAGTGCAGCTGTGGCAGCAAGCTATACTTTGCCACTGACCGCAAATATATTCCGAGTAACCTCGAATATTGCTGCTACCTTTGGCAATTTCAATGGTACAGCGGTCACACCTAGTACGGGTGTGGTGAACGGGACAGCTAGTTTTCCTATCGGGACTCAGGCCTTACTTATTAGACCTCCTGGGGTGACAGCGTTAAGCTTAATCAATGCTGGTGCTGCTGTTGTGACTATAGAGGCATGGATGTAGCTTAGCCAGACTGAGCAAAGCGAGGATTGGATGACGAGTCAAATCGATCCCACCGTTCCGGTTTTCGGGACTCCGACGACAGCCTCAATTCGGAATAACTTCCTGATTGCAAGGGATGAGATTAGTGCGATACAGATACAGCTTGGACAGGTTGCACCTATTACAGGGGTGTTATCTGCTGTGACTGATGCTAATGCTAAGGCTGTATTGACCTCGATAATTTCTGCTTTGGTTGGATTAGGGCTGGTCACTGATAGAACGATTTAGGATTGAGGCTGAACGAAGTGAGGACTCAATGACGAGCCTGATCGACCCAACAGTACCTATATTTGGGGCTCCAACCACGGCGTCGATTAGGAATAACTTCCTGATTGCAAAGAATGAGATTGAGGCCCTGCAAGGACTCATTCCAGGTGGGGGTGTGTTTGGACCTCCGATAAATATGAGTGGGGGAGGGACGATAGTTCTGCCATCAGCATCTAATTTCTTTGTGTTTGTTCATAATTTAAGTTCGGTTCCAATAACTGTTGCTATACCTCCAGGTCTTGCTGTTGGGCAACAGGTTATAATTAAGGACACTGGAGGAAATGCAGGAATATATAGTATCACAATTAGTGCATCAAGCACTATAGATGGCAACTCTACTTATTCATTGGTATCAAACTTTGCATCTTTGAGCCTTGTATGGCTTGGTTCGATTTGGGGGACGTTCTGATGAAAGTCATTCTTTGTGTAATACTGGGCTTGCTTGTGACCTTGTCACAAGCAAGAGGGCAGAATTTTGGGAATATCCCACCTGGGACGGTGCTAGGAAATCCAACATCGTCTGCAGCTCCAGCCAGGCCAGTAGCTATACCACTGATTGCAGGGGCTGTTGCATTCGGCGCAGATCCAACCGGGGCAAGGGATAGCACAGCGGCGATTAATACCTGTTTAGCAGCGCAAGGGCCTATGTCAACTTGTTTTTTGACTGGAAGAATGTTGAATAACAGTGGGAACATTACCATCCCTGCTAATACGACGCTTTCTTGTGGAGACTCATTTGCGGATACAGTTACAGGATCTACCTGGAATACACATCCAGCCCTCCTACTAAGTAGCGGAGTTACTATCACCTCTGGTGGTCCAGGGGCAACAATTAAGAATTGTCTTATATTGCTTTCTGGGATGACTTTCCCTGCTCCGAATGCTAGTGCCTTTGCAGGGCTGGCTATAAGTGATGCAGGAAATGGATCTCTTACTGTTGAGGATACTATAGTTGTTGGATTTGATAGTTGTATAAGAATAACAGGAATACGACCAGAGATACATAGACTATGGTGTGATGCACAGGGAGCAGTACATCCTGCTGTAGATATTGAGAATGGGAATACAGATAGCGGACATATTACAGAGTTGAAGATACAGCCCTTTGCAACTGGGAATTACGGGGAGGTTTCAACGGATTGTTCTGTTGTTACAAGAACTGGCAATGGAATGCTTATGGGAGGGATAAACTATTATGATAAGATAACCTCTCAGAATTATCGTGGTTATCAGGTTCGAATTGATGCAGGGCTTCAAGGCTTGGTGTGGACCGATTTCCCATCTCCTTGTAATGCAACTTATCCAAACTCCACAGGGCTTATATTAAACAATGCAACTACGCAAGCAGATAAATTCATTATCAACGGAACCGGAATTGGGTTAGTAGATCGTGGTCTTGGTAGCACTGGTGGAAACGTTTCGATTAACCAAGTATTTCTAAATCTTATCGGAGGAGATTGCATTCAGATAGGCGACAATGGACTGAACGCAGGCGTTCTCTTTATAAGAAACTTGCAGACTAATATTGCAAATGTCGGAACGAGTACTAGGAACTGTGGAAACCATGGTAATTCTCCAGGAGGTACAGGTTATGCTATAAATTACTTGGATACTAGCAAGCAATCGAGCTTCGAAGTAAATAGCGGGTTTGTGCAGAATGTTGCATCAACTCCTTATTTCAATATCCCAAGTGGGGTTGATGCGATACGAGTTAGAATTGGTGATAATGTAATTAACGATCTGCCAAACCCATCAACACTCTATGGAACAACAACGCTTACCAGTTGTACTGGTATTGGATCTGGAACTTGTGCTTTAGCTTCTAATATAACATCTAATCCTTGGATTGGTCAGGTTATCCTGAACGCAGCTGGATCAACAACAGCGACAGGAAGCTTTACTCTTACCTTTCCACTTTTAGCAGCTTTTTCTTCTTGCACCGGCAGCCTTCATCAAGGGGATGTGAATTGGGCTATTGGTTCTAGTTGGCAACAAGCATTTGGAAGTGGTCCTCCAGGTTTCATGGTTGTTAGTTGGGCTAATGCGGGAGTGGCCTTGGGTGCCGGACACAGTTATCGCTTCGACTTCAGTTGTACTCCAATAAATTGAAGAGTCTTTATAGGAGCTTAGCATGGCAGGGAATGGGAAGAAGGCAAAGGCAGCGACTCACGCCCACGAAAGGAACATGCATCCAGGGAAGCCGTTGACCAAGATGCCTTTTTCCGTTAGCAGAGCTAACGGAAAAAAGAGCAAGGAGACTAAGAAGAAATGAGACTTCCTTTAATTGGTGGTAGTTATACAACAAGAAGCATCATTGCGTCCGCGCAACGGTGCATCAATTACTACCCTGAGCTTAATCCAAGGGGGAATTATGTGCCCCTTACTCACTATCAGAGGCCAGGACTCAACCCGCTTGGGCGGGCGGGGAATGGCCCGATTAGGGGTCTCTATAGGGCCTCGAATGGGGTCGGGTATGTTGCAAGTGGGAACCAGGTGTTCACCATCAACTATGATTTCACTTCCAACTTTATTGGGACTATTGGGGGAGGCACAGGCCAAGTATCCATGCAGGATAATGGAACGCAGATAATGGTGGTTGATGGGACTATGACAGGGTATAAGGCCAATCTGGCGGACAATAGGAGCACAGCCCTGACTGCCATATCTGACACAACCCAGACCTTCTTGGGTGCCGACCAGGTTCAATACGTCGATACCTTCCTCATTTGGAACATGCCTGGCTCCATGTCCTTTGGCTCGACCCTCTCGAATGTCGTCCAATTCGATGGGCAATACGTTGCAGGGAAGTCAGGGTATCCAGACAACCTGAAGGCCATTTATGTGAATAGAAGGGAGATATTTCTCTTTGGCGACCTGAAAAGTGAGGTATGGTATAATTCTGGAGGCTCGACGGTCGCTCCGTTCCCCTTCCAGGAATTGCCAGGGACTTATATTGAACATGGGATTGCAGCAGCTTGGAGTAGGGCTTCGCACGACATCAATGTGTATTGGCTCTCGAGGAATCTGCAAGGAGAGGGAGTTGTGCTTTCCTTCCGGGGGTATTTGACCCAACGGATAAGCAATCATGCTCTAGAGGAAAGTATCCGGCAGATGCAGCAAACTGTGGGGATTGATGATGCTATTGGGATGACATATCAGCAGGATGGGCATACCAACTATATGTTGACCTTCCCCAGGGGGAATGAGACTTGGGTATATGACTCCTCGATACAGGACCCTATGGCAGCCTGGCATCAGGAGTGCTGGACGAACCCAGTAGATGGCTCCCTCAATCGAAGCCGGATTAATTGCATGGCCTTCATCAATGGGCAGTTGGTTGCAGGGGATTGGCAGAATAATACAATTTATGGCCTCGACATGGATCTGTATGTGGATAGAGTTGCAGTTAATCCTGGTGATACAAGCTACACAGACTGTCCTATTGTTTGTATAAGGTCATTTCCTCATATCGGCTCAGCGAAGATGGCAGGAGGCAATCAAGGGATGGAGATTGATGGAAGGAGGCTCCAGTTCTCTGCATTCCGCGCTGATATGGAATGTGGGATGGGACCGAGGGATGCATCAGGAAACCCTGCTGTGGTCTCCCTGAGGTGGAGTGATGATCGAGGAAGGACATTTGGAAATGCGCTCCTTCAGAACGCTGGTGCACCAGGGGAGTATCTTACGCAGCCTCAGTGGTTGGGGATGGGGGTGGCTCGTGATCGCATCTTCGAATTGACTCATAATATTGCTGGCCCTGCTGCATTGAATGGAGCCTGGGTAGATGCTGAGGTTCTAGGGACTTAATGTGATGCCAAGTGTGCCGTTCCCATCACCAAGTGAACAACCGAACTTTCTGACGGTTCCTAACCTTAGTGCGCCGCTTATCAATCCCGAGTCTGGTACTGTCGGTATACCTTGGTATCAATTCTTCAATTTCCTTGCCACCAGAGCCTCGTATGTTACCCCACTAAGTCAGGACTCGATGCAGCTTCAGCAGAGCGTGAGCACTCTCCAGGGCCAAGTAACCACCCTGCAGAATGAGGTAACAACTCTTCAAGGTCAAGTAACAACCCTTCAAGGACAGGTGGCGACTCTTCAAGGTCAAGTAGCGACTCTTCAAGATCAAGTAGCGACCTTGCAAAGCCAGGTGGCGACCCTTCAAGGACAGGTAGTGGTATTACAAGGGCAGGTGGCTCACCTCCTCACCAAGACCAATGATGCAGGGAGTCATAGTGGCACTGACCAGATTGTGACGACGGTGGGGATGGCAGGGATCGCAGCCACCTTCACTCCTACCATCAACTCACGAGGTCTATTCCTGTTTGGGACCAACGTGCAGATGAGCACGGGTGGCGGGACTGCAACAATAGCTGTTCGCTTGGGTACAGGCACTCCACCTGTTCTTGGAGCTGCTCTAGCCGGCACCGTGGTCTCTTCCAATTCAATTATTGCCATTAACGAGTTCTCGGATATTACCCTCTCGGGCCTCCTATCTGGATTAACTCTTGGAACGACCTACTGGTTAGACATCGGTGTGTCAGCTATAAGCGGTGGTAATCTGTCTCTCAATAACAATAGTGTTCAAGTAGTTGGCCTAATCGATCCTAACTGAGGAGAAATCATGGCCTTTATAATCTATTGCCTGCCTCGGAGTCGGAGTGCATGGTTGGCGCATTTCCTCAATTACCCTTTTGCTATCCCTCCACAGCCAGTGGCACATGATGTTGCACCGCTCTGCAAGAATGTGGAGACTTTTGCAAGGGCTTATAAGGAAGAAGGGATGTGGGGCTCGGTGGAGCAGACAGGGATGATTGGGTGGCAAGTTATTAGGAAGGAGCTGCCAAATCTAAAGACAGTGGTACTTCGGCGGCCTCTCCAGGAAGTTTATCAATCCCTTGCAAACTTGGGAGTGAATGCTAACTTGACAGGGCTTGCAGAGTTGAATGCAACGCTGGATGTTATTGCAACGCAGCCAGGAGTGCATTCCATCAATACAAGCGACCTTGATGCACCTGTGATGGGGAAGTGGCTATTTGAATACCTCCTGGAGCAAGAGTTCGACTTCGATTGGTGGTACCAAGTGTCGCAGGTCAATATTCAGGTGAATATAGAGAATCTGGAAGTGGTGGGAGAGGAAGTAAAAGCAAGATACGCACTCTATCAGGAGGATGTCCTGCGCAGGATGGAGGAGATAAAGAATTGCCTGCATTGAGTCGTCGCTTCGCTCCATCTCATTTATTGGGAGCCAGCTTATCATGGATGGCTTGACTATCGAATTTGAAGCTGTGAAAGATTGCTGGCAGGAGATGGAAGCTCTTGCAGCACGGGAGCAGATTGAGGTTAAGGAGATAAGACCTTTTGGTCCTGACTGGAAAAGCATGCAGACTCTTAATGAACAAGGCATTTTCAGGGGCCTAGTTGCTCGGATAGATGGTAGAGCAGTTGGTTATTTTACATGGCTTATTGATTTTGACTTGGAAAGCAAAGGGACTCTTATAGCCAATCAAAGTACTTGGTATGTAGAGCCTCGGCACCCACTTGTTGCTATAAAGATGCTTGATAGAGCCATTGCAGAGCTAAAGAAGGCTGGGGTGGAGTTCATTTACTTCCATCATACAATTCATGGTAGGGGTGCCAACCTTGGTCGCCTTTTTCAAAGGCGAGGGGCTGAGCTTCTAGGCTACAATTACGTTATGAAGATGAAGGGGTAGAAGGAGTAGAGTTATGGGCCTGACAGCTGCAGCGATCTTGGGTGGTGCAGGTATAAGTGGTGGTGCTTCCCTCCTTGGATCAGGTAAAGGTTCCTCTGCCTCTACACTAGCTGCTCGCATCCAAGCACAATCTGCTGCGAACTCTCTTGCCTTCCAGCAGCAAGTTTTGGGAACTATCCAGAAGGATGTGCAGCCGTATATTGATTATGGCACTTCCCAACTGCCTAATCTTCAATCCGCCCTTCCACAGCTTATAACCGCTATTGATACAAGCA